AGATGCGTCGCTTCTCACGATTGTACCGACGCTGGAAGTCTTCCTCAGTCTCTCCAGCCTGGCGAGGGCTTATGGGCAATCTGTCCATGAGGTCACCGATGCCATCGACGAACCCAGATAGCAAGAGGCCCCAGATTACTCCGGGGCCTCAAGTATTCGTTGGTGTATCTATTCGTCAGGCCTAGAGCACATCCGGCAGAGTCACCGCCCACTCTGGTCTAATGAACAGGTAACCATATAAAACATCGAGTCTTGTCAAAAGCTGATCAGTTCCAGGCATGTAGGCGGTGAGCATCCGCATGCGCACGCCGTCCAGAACTGCGTCGGCGACTTCCTCGACCATCTTCGGCTTGACCAGATCGGCCGTGGCCATCGCAATCGCCTTCGGGAGGAAGCCGAAGTTCTTGCGATAGGTCTCGGACGCCTGGTTGACCAGAGCGAGCGCCGCGCCGTTGGCCGGAAGCGCCGCCACGGTCTGGTACTGGGAGGCACCGCCCGTGATGAGGTTCGGGCCGATCAGCGCCGGGTAGATCGGGATCGAGGTCGCACCCGAGGCCACGTTGGCGGTGACGGTGAACTGCTGCAGCACGCCGTCGGAGCGCTTGGTCACGCGGTTGACGGCGTTCACGCCCACGATGGTGATGATGTCGCCCAGGCGCAGCGTGCCGGTGATCGCGTTGACCACAAGGTTGGTGCCGGTCTGGTTGGCGCCGTTGACCGTACCGGCCGTGAAGGTGCCGGTGACGTGGACGGGAACGGTCTGATCTTCAAACCACTTGAAGTTCATCGCGTTGTAGACCTGTCCGCTGTCAAACTGGCGGCTGATCTTGGCCGACGGATTGAGCAGGCCCTGCATGGCGGCCGCGGAGCGGGCCATGGTGAAGGGATCCAGCACGAGGCAGCGGTTGGCCAGAGCGGCGGAACGCTTGGAGAGCAGCGCGCCGGCAGTCAGGACGGTTTCGTTGCTGGGCGAGATGATCGCGCCACCACCGTCGACGTTGGACACGAAGTTGGACACGCCGCCTTCGCAGCCGCCGATGATGTCAGCAGCGATGTCGCCGGCCAGGCCGTTGACCATGGGGGCAAGAACGCGCTCGGAGTAGTCGTCCATCGACATGGTGCGTTCAGCGGTCGAGAACTGAACGTCGACGCCCTTCTGGGTGGCCAGAGTGAGGGTGACGTTCGTTTCGGTCGTATCCTGCGGGCTCGCGGCGGTGCCGGTGCGGACGACATAGTCGTTCGGCAGGCGGATGCGCAGCGCCGAGCCGATCTTCCAGCCGGTCTGGGCGAACTGGTCATCGTACTGGCGGTCGAGCGCCTGGATGAAGGCGTTGGAGTTGCGGAACAGATCAACAGCTTCGCGCGTGATCATGTTGATAGTGAGAACAGTGTTGGCCATGAGGTCCCCCGGCGCACGCGGCGCTCGATGATTTGAGAGCCCGGCTGCCCGTGCCGGAGGGAAGGGCCGTCAGGGTTTTTGTAGGTCCCAGAACCCGACATGGACTGCGCGCCAAGAGCGGCAAGGTGTATTACCCAGCAGCGGGAACGTATCGCGAGATTGCGCAGATCACAAGAGGGGGCTTTTTGTATGGAAAAGGCCCCCGGCGTGAACCGAGGGCCCCGCTGCAGCGACCATGCGTCCTTGCGGGGGGCATCAACTCACCGGCGCACCAATGAGCCGTGAAAATCCGCCGCAGCAATCCTTCCTACCAGCCCCCGCGCGCTTCCGCACGTTGTGCGCGCTGCCTGGCTCTGATGGCCGAGTATTCCTCCTCGGAGACCGTTTCAAGATCCGGCTCGGCGGTTGTGGACTGGTTGATCGTCTCGACCGGAGGCGTGGTGGCTCCGGCACGGCTTGGGGGCGGCACGCCGCCCGTTGCCGGCTTTTTCTTCACGCTGGTGTCCAGCTTGGCCAGCGCCAGCGCCATATCGACCGCATCGCCGTCCAGCAGTTCCGACAGGCGATCAAGGTCCATGGACAGGGCGTTCATAACCTCGGCGCCATTCTCGAGTTTCACCAGCGCACGGAAGAAGTCGGGTCGCTTGGCCAGCTCATCGCCGACGGCCTCGCGGAGCTGCGGGATGCGCTCGGCAAACTTGGGATCAAGGGCCAGGGCCTTGTCGTAAACCACGTCGATCTTTTCGTTGAGCGTAGTGACTTGGGCGCGGCGCTGGGCCTCAGCCTGAAACTCGTCCTCGGTATAGACGCGGGCACCCGGCTTGGTCGTCGGCTTGGGATCCTCTTCGTCGCGGCCGGTCAGCGCCTTGAGGGCCTCGTTCTCCTCGCGCAGGCGCTGGGCCTCGGCCTCGGCATCAGATAGCCGGGCCGTGACCTTGGCGATGCGCTTGACGTGCCAGGGCGTGCGCTGGGTCTGGGTTTCGCCTAGGTCGTCGTCGCCTTCGCCGCCGGCGTCGTCGTCACCAGCGTCAGTCGCGGCCTTGGTGTCTTCGCCTCCGGTGTCGCCGGTTTCATCGCCGCCAGTTCCGCCAGACACATCGCCAGCGTTTTCATCGGCGCTCGTTTGCGTGTCGGCCCCGCCATTGTCGTCCTCCGGGGCGCGGCTCACCATCGGGCCGCGCAGTTGAATCCAGCGTGCGTAGTTCATGGTCTACCTCTTGGTCATGAGATCTTGAATGGTTTGCCCAGCCTGCGCTTCCGGCGACAGCCGGCGGGGCTGGACGAGGCCGTTTAGTCGCAGGGCTTCGTGAATGTCGGCTTTCACGGACTCCGCAAGATCGGGCCGCCCGAGCAGCACGGTCAGCGCCTGGGTCGCTGTCTCCTTGAACTCGTGCCAGCGGGCGTCGATGAAAAGCTGCTGATCGGGCCACGCCTTGTAGAAGTCGTCGGCGGCCTTCTTGGCCTTCGGGTGCACCTTGCCGCGGTATCGCTTGCCGGTCGCCATCTGCTCCCAGAACTCCCCCGCGATCCCGCGCGCCGCGTCGGCGACCACATGGTGCACAAACTTCCGGCCGGCCGTCGGTTCGTTGCGGAGGATTGCAGGCTGCATCAGGCGCTCCCGAGTGTTTGCATCGCGGCCAGATTCTCACCGGGCAGCACATCAGGCGTTACCAGCGCGCCCAGTTCGTCGCTGTCAGCCGTCGTCCAAGGTGGGGCCTGCTTCAGCATGCCGTCAAACGCATCGTCCGGGGCCGATGGGGTCAAGCCGACAAAACGGAACTTCATCTGGCAGGCCGGGCAGAAGACGGCGACGTGCACCGAATAGATCGACCCACCTTCCGGCGTCGTGAATGCGTAGCACACCGCATGGGGGATCGGGGCGGGGTGTGTACACCCGGTCATTTCACAAACTCCTGCTCTGGCGGCGCGACGACACAATGCCTCCGTGCCGCGCGCCGCGCAAGGTCACTGTGCGGGAGCAGGCGGCGCTCCATCTGTGGCTGGGCCGCCCATGGCCTGCGGGATCACCTCGGGCATATCCTCGTATGTGTCGACGGCCAGCGCCGGCTGCAGCGCCGCGCCGCTGTCCGACGTGGTGATTGCCTCGACGATGACCTCCCGGACCAACATGCGAAGGCCCTCCGGATCCAGCCCCAGCGCCTCCTTCAGCGCCCCGAGACGCTTGGTCTGGGCCTCGTAGCCCGCGACGGCGTTCTTCTCCTGGGCGGTGATCTGCTCGGCTTTCCGGTCTTTCAACTGGGCTGCCATGCCCTGAAGGGCCTGCATCGCCTGATCAAGCTGTTCCGTGAGCGCTTGCACTTGCGGGTTCTCACCCTCGTTCAGAGCCTGGGCGGGGACCATGCGCTTCAAGCGGCGCGCGATCTCGTCGGCGCCGGGGAAGTCCGCAGCTTGGAACACGAGGTCGCCAATGATCGACGTCAGCTCTTGGTTCTGGGCCAGGATCAGCGTCCCGGCCTCAAACGCTTCCTGACGCTTGGTGGCGTAGGACTTGCCCACGTCGGACTCGACCTCATAGCGCCCGACGTTCGGGTTGAAGATCGTCACCTGCTGGTCCGTCTCGGTCTGTTCCGTCTGGACCGGGGCCTGCTGCTTCGGGTCGATCTTGATCTGGACCTCGTTGTTGTCCTCGCCCTTGTAGAGAAGCACCCGCTCGGTGTCGTAGACCTTCGGGATCAGGTCGATGAAGATTTTGCCAGTGAAGCGCACAGCAATCGACTGGT